TCTATCAAGAGGCCAAGCTGCTGCTTCGAGGCCACCCATCAGGGTTCCACCAGCAGCACCAAGACCAGAACCAACAGCACCAGCTACAGTATCGATACCCGTCTTATCATACACTGCACCGATCGCTTCACCGAATACTGAATCAGAAGCAGCCGTGTAGGCTGATCCAATGCTGGACAGAAAATCACCAGGAGAGTCGCTACCAGCGGTCGCAGCATACTTGAGGTCATCCCAGGCGTTACTGAGCTTGTCAGTCCAGCCCATTAGATCTCCTCACAGACTTGCGATGATGGTTCTAACCCACGTCTTCATAGACGGTGGGGTGTCGTCTCGTTCTGCCATCTCGATAAACGTCGGCAGATACTTCTTCAGATATGTAGCATCCGCCTTGTCAGGCGGAATAGCCTGACCTAGGGCTTCCATCCCTGCTCCTGCACCCACGCTGGCACCATCGGTAACGGGCGTCCAGGGCTCCTGGCTTGGAGCCCCCATCTGGGTAAAGGACGGCATCCCACCAGGAGCCGCAGACGGTGCGCCTCCACTGGTCTGAGCTAGCGGTGCTCCTTGTTGCATCTCTTGGAATGCTGCGTTCTCCCCGTATTGGGCGTCTGGTAGCTGCATAGCTGGCTGTTTTCCGTCTGTGCGCTTAGAGTGAGCCCCCGGCCCTGAAACGCTAGCAGGGTTCGCCGGTTTTCTATATCCTCCCCATTGACCTGCCATGGCTTACTGACCTGCAATCGGGTTCATGCGAGACACGCCTGCACTGAGGTTCGGAGCGCCACCAGCGCCCAGACCAGCCATCATCTGCATCAGATCAGGTCGACCGTTAGGTCCTTCGGTTGCGAGACCGAAACCCAGGGCTTCACCACCGCCAGGCGGGGCACCACCTGGTGCGGACTCAGAACCAGGCATCCCAGGAGTCGACGCACCAGGCGGCGGCTCAGGAGGTGTGAGAGCCTCGGTCGCAGCCTGTTCAACAGACTTGCCCTTACCCAAAAGCTGAATGAACTTAGCTTGCTGAGCGATAACAGACATAGGATCACCACCCGCAGCAGCGAGCTGAGGGATAGACTGAGCTAGTGCACTCATAGCCATGATCAGTCCCGCACGGGACTGCTCTATAACGATCTTCGTTTCCTCTTCCGAGGCGTTCAGGTCGACTGGGAGTGCCCTGCGTACGTAATCCTTAGAGACGAGTCCTGCGCCATCTGCCTGTAGCAGAAAGACCAAGGCCCTGTTCGGATCAAGTCCAGCGGCGAATCCGTAGGAGATATCAATGGAGTGGTCTCCGTCGATGTCTTTCTTAGCCCGGTAGCTGATGGCGTACGGGACTCCAGCGTCGTTTCCACGGATCTCCTTCACCACATTGCCGAACAGCTTCTCGTCCATGTCGAAGCACATCTGAACGATGTGCTTGTAGAACGACTTGATCACTGTTTGAGCTACAGAGATCTGAGTATCGAAGTTAGCGGCCAGGGCCTGAAGCCCACGGCCAGTGATAACCGACGCATCGGTCTGACCAGACCGAGCCTCAGACGACATAGAGCCTAACTGTTGCTCCTGCTTAAGCTGCTCAACTGCACTAAAGGCTTGCGGTGGCATGTCAAGACGCGCCCGACCCACGGAAGCAGCACCGGCGTTGGTATGGATGATACCATCTGGCCCGAGGGCCATGTCGTCAACGTCCATGGGGACGACGAGTGGTGCTCTAACTGCCTTGTCGACGCCTTCCATGAGTAGCATCTGAATACGGTGACGAGCGAGCTGCACCCACACAACATCGTCGTACGCTCCACGAGAAGTCTCCTCGAAGTTCGGTCGCTTCGCAACGTGGTAGTAGCACTTCCCCATCGGGTTGGGCATATCCTCTAGGACTACGTCACCCAATTTCGGGAGGTACGTTACCACGCGCGTGTCACAAACGTACTTAACCACCTCTACCTTACCGTTAAGCAACCCCATAGGGTTGCTCTTCATCAGGCCGTGTAGCTGCGGGTAATCCGCGCACAGCGTGAAGTAGTCCTGGTAGAAGACACGGGCGAACTCTACAGTTCGCCCCTTCTTGTTCCACACCGCGTAAGCACCAATAGAGGACTCAATGCTGATACGAGGACTCTTGTCCTCGAAGTCAGGCTCCACACATCCGACAAGAAGACCGAACGAGTTGTAGTGATCTGCTCCACGGTCCACCATAGCGAGCTCAAGCTCGCTGTCTTCCAGGTAGTGACGCGCGATCTTCGTCCGCTTATCAGCGAACGCCTTAGCGCGATCACTCAACATGGAAGCAGCAGAGCAGTTGAACGACGGAAGAGGAGCGATCATAGCAGCCATATCCCTGGCTGCTGTATCGATCATGTTAGCGACGATAGGCCGCTGAAAATCATCAGAGAACAAGTCCGGAGCGATAGCCTGGAAGTCTCCACGCCGTACGGCCTGAACCTCCGCCACCCGAGCGTCCCTGAAGGAATCACGAGCGCGCAGGGCAGCCACCCTAGCAGGGATCGGCCCCAGGTCTGTGGCCTGGTACATGCTTTAACTCCCAATCGCCATAAGGCGGTACGATTCCATCGGCACAACGACCTGCTTAGCACGGTCGCCTCTGCTGAGGTAGGCGTTCTGAACGAAGTTAGTCCGCTTCTGGCGGCCAACCCCAAGTAGGCTACGGGTTCGCAGTTCAGCGAACCACAGAGCCATAGGACCATCCTGTTTCAACTGCTTACCCAGCTTACCGGGCTCCCAGGTCGTCAGTTGCTCGATGAGCCCCTTAACTCCCTCAGACATGGCCGGATCTGGCAGTTCGATGATGTTGTTGCGGTCATGGTCGTAAAGCCCTGCAATGTTACCAGCACGCTGAGTGAGCTGGCCAAACAAACCAGCCATACTAGCGACACCAAAGTCAGGGTCCTGCTTATTGCGGCTAGTATAGTGAGGAGTGATCTTAACTCCCCGAGCTTGACAGAACGACTGGATCTCCTCATCGTAGATGAGGAACAATTGGAACGCATTCTGCTCAATAACCCATTCGTTAACATTGAACTCATCAGTCACCCACTTGATGTGGTCCCTGATGTACCTAGGTGTAGGACTCGTTTTGATCCACGCTTGCATGACGCGCCGGTTGATCTCACCGGCCTTCGCGTTCTTATCAACCGCTTGGACCAAGGTAAACGTATCACCAGTCATAGCAGGGTCCATACTAGCGATCACGTACTGGCCTTCAAGGCCATTACGAGGATGCCCTGTAGCACCAGCGTGCAAAGGACCAGGTTTCCGCGAGCGGTTAACGCTCCCAAGAACGCACGTAGGGTGGAAGATGGCGTCTTCCGCTACGTCTTCCTGCTGATACACCAGCGACCAGATACGCGGAGGCTTCTTGTCGCGCTCCTTGGCCATCCGCTCACCAGTCCACGCGGTAAACATACCATCTGGTTCTGGTTTCTGCCCTGTGTCTAGAGGGCGTGTCGTATAAGGCCAGAGCGTGACCCAATCTTCTGGTTTCTCCGCGAACTCCAAGACAGCAGGCTGTCGAAGGTACGACCAAGGTGTCGTACCGGCAAGATACCGGTCTCCGTTACGGAGCTCGGAGTACATGTCTTTAGGAGCGAGACGGGTTCCGATGATGATGATCTGCCCATCCCGGACGCGGTTCTCAACCTCGGACTCAAGCCAGTTGATTTGTTGCTCGTACTGGCCTGCGTTAGATCCGACGATGCAGTCGTCCATGAGGATAAGGTCGGAACGAGTTCCGTAGATGTGGGAACCCATACCGAGGGCTTGGATCGTAGGGTCTTTCTGGTCTGCGTCAATCCCAGATACATAGATCTTATCGGCTCCCCAGGAGCCGCCCGCCTCACGATTAGGTTTGAACCCACCTTCAGGGGCGTAAGCCACCTGAAGCTCAGCGTACTGATGTGACGTCATGTACAGCTTGATCTGATACAGGAACTTTCGTGCAAGCTCTCGTGTCTTCGACACGATCACCACACGAATATTAGGGTTCATACACACACGGTACAACACATACTCGACCGTGATGGTCTGAGACTTCGCGTGATACGGTGGAACATTAATGATGATCCGGGTAGGATCAGCAGCATCCCACGACTCACCAGTACGAGCTTCGTAGTCGCGGCCTTCGATGATGTCTACCCAAGCCTGCTGGTGCGGGTAGGTTTCCTGATTCAAAAACTTCTTCCGCCAGGAAGCGAAGTCTAGGGTCGATACATTCTCATCTACCCCACGATTCTTCTGGGCCTTCCTAGCGGCGCGGATCTCGTCCGCGCGTCTACGGAACAGCGGATCACCAGCACGCCAATTCTCAACGGTCTTCAAGCTCGACCTGCCGGTCAGCCCAAGGGCTTGTTTCGAGGTAAGCCCCTGAGCTACACCGTCGAGATACTTGGCCTTAGCATCACGTACAGGGAGCCCCTGAGGGCTCGCCATATCAGTCCTTGTCTAGTGCGGAACGAACGAAGCAGTCTTTCGCTTCGAGGAGCTTCCGAAGTCCAGCGGACTTCTCGGCTCCGTCCGGCAGTGCGGCGTCGTACCCGCTGGCCACAGCACAAATCGGCTTGGAAACCTCTTGAAGTGCGGCAGGAAGGTGCTTGTACTCGAAGTACCGGAGAATAGGACTAGCCATCAGGTCTGAGTCCCGATAACGGTACCATCAGCAGCGGACGTCGGAGCAACAGCAGAGAACTTACCCAGCAGCTTCCCAGAAGCGACAAACAAGTAAGCGACGATAGCCCCAGCCTCGCTATAAAGAACAAGCGGCCGGGTCGCAGTACCCGCGTTCCAGTCACCACCAAACGGCTTATTGCCTAGTGGACCAGGAGTCGGAGTAACGTAACTGTTATCAGGCATTTCATTCCTTAAGGGTCACGGCAGGTAAGCCGCTTTAGAAGAGAACGTGAACGACGGCGTCGTCCCACCGATCGTGTACAGCAAGCGGTAGGTCCGAGGCAAACGCAAGTTAGAAACAAACGCAGCCGTATTAGACGCACCAGGAGAAACCTTGATCGTGTAATTACCAGTAGCAGTGATCGACGACGTGATAGCGTTCGTCGCATCCAGGTCACTAAACACAGCACCATCAACTGAGTACTGCACCCTAGCTGTCAGAGTAGGAGAAGTACCAGACACGGCGGTAACAGCGATCAGGAACATGGCGCCCCGGGCGCCGGGGTTGGCCATCGTCGTACCAGCAACAGTAGCAGTCCGCGCAGCGGACTCGTCAATGTCAACACTCTCGTTAAAAGTCAATGGTCTACATCCTTATAGAGCCGCAGCGGAACCGCCGAAGCTGCGGCTCTCTTAAGTAGCGACAGCCTCAAGCTGTCGCATAATACTATAAACCTCGACGCTGCCTCAAAGCAGCGTCTCGTAACGCTCGTCGGCTACGAAAAGTAGCCGCCTCCTCGCAGGAACCCGCTGCTGCGGGTTCAGCATCTAGTAAGAGCGAGCGCTCGCTTCAGAGCGAGCTCTTACACTACACTACGAGTGAAGCTCTCTAGAGCTTCACAGGTACTAGGTACTAGGGACAGCCTTAGAGGCTGTCCAACAGGAGCACCCTAAGGGGTGCTCAACCGTGAGGAGCGAGTTCG